GGAGCAGCAAAAGTAATAGAAGGATTAGTTTCATAAGATGAACCAGCATTGCTGATATTTGATCCACCAATCTTACCAGTATTGTTTGCTGTACCAGTAGCTGCAGCACTTGAACCGCCACCACCTGTGAAAGTAACAGTAGAGTTAGAAGTATAACCAGAACCTGCATTAGTTACAATAATCTGAATAACACCACCAGAACCAACACCAATTTCTGTAGTATCAACACCAAATTGACCTACTGTTAATCCGCTAACAATAGCATCGGCTGTTACGTTACCAAATAGAGCAGTTCTATTTGAAGAATTAGGTGCAAGATTAAATCCTGTACCTGCCCACAGCACTGAATTTGCTGCTGAGTCGTCGTTTTTCCATTGTGACATTTGATTTTCTCCTTTGAGTAGAATTACAGACTTCTACCCAGTATTTATGGATTCTATAGTATCTAATGTACTAATTATTGTTTAGATGTTGCTCTTAACATCCATTGGTGTTTTCTATGAATTTCCATACGACCTTGAAGGAAATTGGAAAGACCTATCTCACCTGCTTCATTAGCAAGTTTATCTAATTCACCAATTAAAAACATCACTTTAGTATTATCTTCCATAGCAACTCTTATCATCTGACTAGCAGGGAGTGTTTCAAATTGATCACTTACTACACTGAGTGCTGAAAATCTACCTAGAGAACCAGGTGCATATGCTTGTAATGCTCTAAGATGCTCTGCATAATTATCTACACTACCATGAACATCTGAATAAAGATCACCAAATAATTCATGATATTGAGGGAAGTTTGGACCCTCTACATTCCAATGAAAGAAATGCAATTTAAGATAGAATGAAAAATTAGATGCATGTAATATTTTTAGTTTTTCAATAAGCTGTTCCATTAAGTTCCTCCGTTGCCACCGCCGTTCCCGCCTCCGGAGCTTGAACTTTTACCTGGTGGGTGTCTTTCTATTTTACCTGATGCCATACGAATTCCTACCATAGGAGGATTCCATGTTTTTCTTTTTCCTGTAGTTCCAGCTGGAACTGATAATTCTGATATAAATTGTTTAAACGTTACCACGCTTTACAACTCCAATATCTAGCTTTATGTCTAGGACCTGGACTATCACAATTATGTCTTGCACGGAATGATCTTCTACGTGCAGGTATATTCTTTTTAATTCTCATATTAGGATCACCAAAGTTAACCTTAACTACGTTACCTTTATCATTTCTAACGTAAACAGCTCTCTTTTTTGGTCCATCTGGTGTAAGGAATGGTTTACCTAATTTAACTTTACGTCCACCGTGTTCTGCTTCTTCTTCTATTTCGTTCCAGTCTTCGTAAAGCTCATCACCTGATACAACAAAATCTTCTTCGATGAGTTCATGAATTTCCATTTCCTCATCTAATAGACAGCCATTTTCTTCTGAATGTTCTTTAAAGGTTTTCATTTTTATTTTTCTCTTTTACTATACCTTTATGAGATACATCATGCACTTTATATCCCATTTTATGGTATTTCATTTGTGTTTTAAAAATTGCATCGTGTTTATTTTTAGCACGTATTTTATCTTTAAAGTATTCTTTATTACCATCTTTAGAAGCAGTAGTGTGTACCTTATGCTCTGGTTCTTGAAAGTTGGATATATCTTTAACCAGAACATTCTTTCTTTTTACTTTAAGTTCAGCAGTCTTCTGTCTTAAAGTAAGAGCTTCATTTAATTGATCTAAAAATTCTCTAAAAGTAATCATTTTACCTTACCCACATCAGTTCTTCTTCTTACTTTTTCTACTGCTTTATTTAATGTTTCGGATGCAACAGGTGTTTTACTTTTAATACCAGTAAGTGTTCTAATTTTGTTAACTTTACCAATCAGTTCATTAGATAGTTCATTGAGAGTTTCTTCATTTGTACTTTTCCAACCACCACCTTTTGATTTATACCATTTTGCAGCCCAGCCGTTAGCATATGCAGAAGGATATACATCAAACTTACTTTTTGCTAAAGCTTTAGCTCTTGACCATAATTCAGGGTTGGTAGGTTTATTTTTCTCGTTTATTATTTCTTCAGATACAGGGGGTATTTTGCTACGCAGTTTATCTAGAGGATCAGAACGAAGCATCTTTCCTCCGCTACCATCTAGATCTGCATCACCTTTTTTTAATTTACCTGATCTTGTAAAATGAAAACCTTTAGGAGCACTCTTAGTTTCCTTTATATTATTTTCTTCTTTTTGAGGACCAGGATTTTTACCTTTTTTCTTACCTGCTTTAATTAGAGCAATTGCAATAGCAGCTTGTTGTGCAGGATTTGCTGCTTCAGATTGTGTTTTATTGAGATCTCTAATTGTTTTAAGATGAGGATCTTCAATATAAGAATGTTCTTTTTCTAAACCCATACGTTTAGCATTAGTCATAATAAGATCAGCGATATGCTCTGCTTTTTCTATATCGTCTTTATCTGAGTGACCAATTGCTACCACTTGTTTTTCTAATCTAAACAGAAGATCATGTAACATCATATTCTCAACTGCAAGATGAGACATCTGTGTTTTATTTTCTATACCTGTGTACAATTTTACTGCACTTGGACATATATCAAAGTGCTTAGTAGTATAACTACCAAATGTAACCTGACCTGAAGGAGTCATTTCTACTTCTTCTGTTCTTACGTTGATAGGTGCACCACCTTTACCAGGGCGGTCAGCTACTGGATCTTCTCTTCTTTTTCTACGTGCAGCTAATGCACGATCATCTTTATCCATTGCTCTTGCTTTTGCAATAGGAAGACATTTTGGTTTACCTTCACCTGGTTCTCTTGCACAATCACCTTTAATATTACCTTTAGTGTCCATGCGGACCCATTTATCTTTAAACCACTGGCGGAGATCTTCTTTTACTTCTTTTTTTTTATTTTCTTTATCAATAATAGCCTGATAGTCTGCAGCGTTTTGCTTTAAAGCAGCTGCTGCAGTATCTATTTTCTTACCAATACCTGGTCTTGCTTTCTCTATTTTTTCCCACGGTGATTTATAACCTTTACCATATGCTTCTGATTTAAACATATCTGGAGTATAATCATTTACATTAGGTAACTTTAAAGGTATTTTTGATTTAAAATCTGGTATAGTAGCTTTTGGTAATTTTAAAGCCTGTTTAGCAGTATCATTTGAAGGTGATGACATGTTGCTAGGTGGACCTTTACCAAAAGATGCTTCTGGTTGTTCATCAATTATTTGCTTTTTAATAGCTTGATGACGATAAGGTCTATCATCTGTTTTACGATCTTCACCTTTTCTAACTACTAGATCTATATCTTTACGTTCTTGACCAGAACGAGGAACTGCTTCTCTATTTTTACCAAATTGCTCATCAAAAACATTATCTAGATCTTCTTTTACATTCTCTTTTGCAGCCATTTCTATTTCTTTATCTAACGCATCTTTTTCACGCATTCTTTTAAAGAAATCAGGATTATATCTATTCTTTACTGCATTGACTGCAAGAGTAACATCATCTTCAACTGCTATTTCTTTTTTTGCTTCTTCTATTTCTTTTTCACCGGGTGTATCGTTTTTGTATATTTTAGTCAAAGATGATGTACCCCATTCTCTTTTATGGGTGTTACTACGGTCTATATCTTCTATTACTACATCATAAATTGCATTTAGAAATTCGTATGACTCTAATAGATTTGATATATCAAGATCTTCTTTTGTAAATCTTCTTGATTCTTTTTTTCTAACCTGAGGTACTAGTCTCATTGCTAGTCTACGGATTGCTGCTTTTCTCTTTGAAACAATGTTTTCTATTCTCTGTTTTTCTGCAGCAGAAAGAGATTCAGGATCACGACCACCTGCTAGTTTTGATTTCATCTTTTTAATTGCAAGTTTACGTGCTCTGTTTGTAATAACTTTTGTATTTGCTCTTCTTAACATAGAGCGTTTTCTAGCTAATTCAATACGGCTTTGGTAGCGGCGCATAATCATTGCTCTCTTCATTCTTTGTTGAAGAGTAATTTCGTCTAGTTGTTCTTCTTCTGTAAACAACTCATCAAATAAATCGTCTAGATCTTCTTTAATGGATTTAATGTGATCAGCAATTTCTTCAGCATGTGAATGCAATGCTTTCGGAAGACCTGATTTAAATGCTTTCATATTACCTGATCTTGCATGTTCACGCATCTTAGTACCAGACATACCTTCAGTACCTTCTGCATCTGGATCTCTATGACCTGCAGAAACCACTTTAATTGACTTAAAATTATAATGACCTTCTTTGCCGTTATACTGATGAAGTTTCTTATGATAATCATCTACACGGTCTGAACCCGCTACCATTACTAAATGATGGTAACCAGCATCATGCAGTTTCTTAGCCTGATGTAAGAAGGATGGGTGTTCTTTATCAGAAGAAGATACAGAAGTAGTTGGTTTAACTACCTTCTTAAGATAACCTACTTTTTTCTCTTTAGGAAGAGGATTCTTACCATTACCTTCAGAATGTGATGCAATAATATGTGCATCACCTTTATGTTCTGAAGCTACCGATTCTACTTTATGAATAAGCTTTTCGTGTCCAACAGTAGGAGGGTTATAACGGCCAAATGCCATAACTGCTGTTTTCTCTTTTTCTTCTTGAATAGGATTAATAGTGATTTGATCAGGTTTAGAACCAGTCATAGTTCTTGACTTGGAAATAACGTCTTTAACAACAGTAGTTTTAAGCTTTTTTGAGCTAACCTGTGTGTTTTGATTGTTGTCTTTATTCTGATCTGACATTATATTTCTCTTTTGAAATTGTTATTTTATATTTATTGTTCTTAATAAACTTCACGCCACTGCATGTTTACACCGACATATGTCGAATTTGATGAAGAAAGATTGGTAGCAGTGACAACAAATACTTGTGAATTGTTGCTGTAGTAATTTTGAGCAATATAGTTCTTTTTAGCTGTACTTGGCATATTTGGATTTGTTATACCTGATGATGAGGTAGTAGAAGCAGCTCTTGGATTATTAGCAGCAGCAAATCCACCATCCATTACTTCACCGTCATTATAATTAGTAGCTGTTGCATTATACTGTATACCACTAGAAGGATGAACATCCACCCAAGAACCACCTGTAATTACTGACGTATTTGCAAGTTTAATTACATCATATCTAACATTCTCATCAGTAGAAAGAATAGTAATATTGCCTAATCTTGCAATCATTCTGTTTGAATAGCCGTTGAAGGTATCCTTTAATTTAATAGCCATAATCGGTGTTGTATTACCACCTGCAAGTAATCTTAGCCCACTATGCCATGCAAAATCTTGACCTGATTCTAGATAACCACCTTCAGATATTACTGTAGAACATATCTGATCCATATAAGCATTAGCTGTTCTTGTACCCGTATTAAATATCTCACATCTAATTGGTAGATTGGGACTACTCATATAAACTTTATCTAGGTTGTTACTATTATAAAATTCATGAGCGGGTATAAACTTACCATCATGAACAAAACCAGTACGAACTCTACCAACACCCAGCCATTGAAAATCTATAAAAACAATTTGTGTTTTAGTAATGTCAATATTAAAACCGGAAGGACCGTTTCCATCACAAGTATCTACATTCCAATCAGCCTGTGTAACTTTTCTGCTATCATCGGGTGAACCACCAGTATAAGTTCTAATACAAAAACTTATTTGACCGTTACCAGCTTGTTCAAAGTAAATACCGTTGTTATCATCATAATAACCTGTGCGTTTAGTAACATTGGTATTTGCACCATAAAAATTAAAAGTAGTTTTAATTAACTGACTCTTGCCTGGCAAATATTGATGGTAGAATTTTGTCTGGTGAACAACGCTGCTGGTTGAATTGTTTGCAGTAGTAAGACGTGCACAAGCTTGATTAGGTAAAAAAGTTACTGTGCCGTTTGCTGCTAAAATATCTTCAAATGCAGGATCAATACCATAAAGATGTTTGTAATCACCTAAAGTAAATGCATCTGATGTTCTTAATCTACCAAATGCGTCTGATTGTCCTGCTTCTAATGCTACTGGAAATCTATTATATTCATCATAAAAGGCACCATTACTATCAGCAGTCATTACGACTTCAAATATAGTATTACCGTCGGCTAAAAATCTTTTAGTATCGCGTCTATACTGAGCCATTTATTTTTTCCATGCTTTAGTAGCAGCAAAATTAGCTGCTGAAAACTCACCTCTATTGACTAATTTAATTGATCCACCATTATGATGTGCAACATATCCTTCTGGATGTGTTTCTTTACCATCAATATGATGCTCCATTCCACCTTCAGTTTTATTCGCTTTGTTCAAACCATGAACTAGAATATTTTTAGCAGCCTGAATATGATGGTGTAATTTTAATGCATTATCAAAATGCTTTTCATTCTCATCATGATGTTTAAGATCAGCATTCATTGTTTCTTTCTTCTTTGCTTTTGCAGTAGGAGTAGAAACACTATCGATTGCTTTTTGATGTCTTGCTTGAATATGTGAACGTAAACCTTTAGTAGTAGGCTTATCACCAGATCTTACTGTTTGATTAATATATGTAGTAAGATGTTCTGAATGTTTATTTACAACATTATGGAAGTCATGAGGCATCTTATCATGTAATTCTTTTGCTTTTGCCATATGATGTTCAAAAGCATCAGATTGTTCTTTAGATAGATTACTCATAGTTTAGCCTCAGGTGAAATTAAATGAACATCTTTATGCTGTTTAAAGTTATGATGATCTACATGAGGTGTAGCATGCATACCCTCTAGAGTCTTACCTTCATACTTTGTATGGACAGCAACTCCAATTTTTGAGTTAACAGCTTTCTTACCTTCTTCTGATCCTTTATGAATAGAATAGGTAATAGTATTTGGTTTAAAACTTACTTTGTGATCAGTATGATGCATCTCATCATGTGAGTGCATAAAGTCACCCTGGTAAACACCCTTCTTAGGAGTTACCTTAGGAAGATGTTCTAATGCTTGTCCTAATTTCTTTGCAAGACCAGGTGAATGACCGTGGTTCTTTTCTATATCTGAATGTGAATAATTAATCTTAGGATTCTTATTAAATGCTGACTTAGATGCAACGAAGAACTTACCTGACTCTGGATGATGTCCAAATACTACAGAAGGTGAACCATCTAGTTTAGTTGTAATATGAGAAGAATGTTTTTGACCTTTTAATGCCTTATGAACATCATGTAAAGCATGAAATGCATGTGTAAAGCCTTGATGAGACAATACTGCATTATCTTCGGGGTGATCTAGATGCTTTAATTTAGCACCTGCTTCTTCTGTAATATAAGTTAAAAAAGTTAACATTTTACTTCTTTAAGAATGATGGATCTTTCTCAAGATCATGTGATGACTTATCGGCATTTTTTAAACTCATAACAATAAGAGCACCGTATTTTCTCTTACCAGTTGCTTTATCTGTGCTTCTTGCTTTCATACGTGCTCTAAGTTGTGTGTCACCAGATAGTTCAGGCACACCTGTTTTAGCAACATCTTTACCAGTATGATAAGTTCCATGACCACCGATATGAATGTATGGTGTTTTTCTATCTTGACCATAATGAGCCTGAATACCTGCAGAACCTTTTTCTGTATGATACACATTACCCATCTTAAGATCTTTGTGATAATCACCAGAAGGTTTACCCCATTGCTTATTCACATGATGGAGAAATCCTGACTTCTCAATATGTGCAGCTGTTGCAGGATATTTTTCTTTAGATTTTTCACTAATATGCCAACCCTTATCTGGGTGATGATGGAGTTCTAATTGACCCATCATAGCATTCTTATCTTTCTTAATTTCAAGATTATGATTTTTACCACCAACATGGATACTTGAATCTGGAGCATCACCACTCGAACCGGCAGATGTGTGTCCAGGTGTTAATACACCATGTTTTTCTAGATGCTTGTTAATCTTTTCTTCATAATCAAAGCCGCCTTTGGCATGTGCTTCTGTAATAAAAGAGAGGAAAGTATGCATAGGATTCTCCAGATAGTTTATATGATATTTATCCAAACAAAAAAGAGGGTATTTCTACCCTCTTTTCTAGGAGATTACTTGTAATATTACAGTCCTATCATCTTAGAACTGTAACTAAATGAACCTTTGAAATCAGTACGTAGCCATTCTTCTAGAATCTCGAAACGAAGAGCAGAATCAGACTCACCAGCATTCTCGAGATCAGTCTTTGCTTTCTTACAGAATTCTACTAAAGACTTGTACGAAATCTTATCTGAATCTGAAAGAGCAGCCTTATGGGTCTTAGCATTACGTTGAAACATAGGAAAGCCTCCATTACCTATAATATGATAATAGAGGCTTCTTATTAAAAAATCAACTGATTAGTTTACACTTGAGAGAGTCTTCTTGACTTCTGCTTTCTGTGCAGCTGTCAATGGAATATAGTCAAGTGCTTCTGCATCCTTATCGTGTGCAAGTCCGTATTCAAAGAACTTCTTTGCAATTGCAACTGCAGCTGCATCATCGTTCTGCTTGTGCATTACGATATATGAAGTTGCAACCATTGGCCAAGTTGACTGGAATGCTTTAAGACCTGGTGATACCTTCTTACCATCTGTACCAATCATATCAGCAACTTGTAGGTCGTTTTGCTTGGCAAATGCATACTCGACGTAACCGATCGAACCATTAGTTTGGTATACATTATTTGCAACACCATCATTTCCTTTACCACCGATTGTGTTACCAGCCCATTCTACAGTTGAACCAAAACCGTAGTTCTTCTTCCAATCAGCATTTGCTTCAGAAAGAAACTTTGTGAAGTTCCAAGTTGTACCTGAACCATCTGAACGACGAATCTTAATGATACCGAGATCAGGAAGCTTTACGCCAGGATTGATTTCTGCAATTTCTTTATCATTCCACTTTGTAATTTTACCTGAATAAATCTTTGCTAGGATGTCAGCAGTAAGAGTAAGGCGTTCTACATCTTTAAGATTAAAGATAGGAACGATACCACCAACGATCATAGGAAACTGTACTTGACCTTTCTTTTCAAGGTCTTCTGGCTTTACTGGAATGTCAGTTGCACCAAATATTACTGTCTTTGCATCAATCTGCTTGATACCTGCACCAGAACCAACTCCCTGATAATTTACAGCGTTGTTAGTTTCTTTCTTAAAGCTATCTGCCCACTTTACATAAATTGGTTGTGGAAAAGTAGCACCTGCACCATTAACTTCACCTGCAAAGGCTGAAGTAGCGATAAACATAGATCCGATTACGGCAAGAATGTTCTTTAACATGTTAACTCCTGAGTTAATAAAAAAGGGACGAGATTTCTCCCGTCCCTTATATAGATCCCTAGTATGAAAGTTTTATGAAATTTCACGTTTTTATGAAAGATTTATAAAACTTTTTCAAACTATTTTATTAGAAATTAAGTGCATAACCTACTGTTACTGAATCTCCAGTAGAAGTCCAGCTCTTGTCATATGAACGAGCTGCTGAAATGTTTACTGATTGATCCTTAGCAAACTTGTAAGTCAAGCCTGTACCAACTTGTTGTGACTCATAGCTGTAAGCAGCATCGAATGAGTTACGATAACGATAGTTGGCAGCATTGATAACAATGTTATCAGTAAGACTGTAGTCCATACCTGCACGAAGTGCATAGTAGCCATAATTGGCACCACTGGTAAATCTTTGACCAATGCCTGCACCAGCCTTAGCAGTAAAACCAGCAAAAACTGGAAGCTTATAGCCAGCTTGTGCTTCAATAGTCTGCTTCAATGCTCCGGCATCAGCTGCCTGTGATGTTCCAGCAGCAACGCCTGCTGAAAAGCCACCGCCGAGATTACGTGAGTATGCTACAGAATAGTTAGTAGCAGTTGACTTGCTATATTCACCTGTGTTATAGTCGAAACCATATCCAGCTGAAATCGTATTGTCTGCAGATGCTGCAGGTGCTGCTGCAGTTGCTGCAGGAGCGGCCTTCTTATTAGGAAGGTCTGTAGCATATGCGCCAGTTGCAAAAGCAATAGCGGCTGCAGTAATAAGTAGCTTCTTCATTAATTACTCCTTGGTTAAAGTTATGGGTTAGCCTTCAACAATTAAATTATGTCCAGTGAGCTTTTCTTGTCTCGTCCACTGGATTACTAACCCGATTGCACGTCCGTGGGCTTCGATTTCCCATGGCGTATCCCAATAATCGACCTTTGCAGTATCAACGTATTTGCCGTTGAACTTGTAGACCTTCGGTCTACTACAAAGCTCGTAGTACTCTCCTTTAGCCCATTGCTTGACGTGTACTAGCTCATGAGCTAAGGTATTTAGCAGAAGAGATATCTTTTGATTAGGATCTATTTGTATAGTAAACTCACGAGAATTGCGATGGGTATCTTCCCATATACAATTTCCGTACTGATTTTGATTTTTAAACAAGTCTTTCTTAAAATGTATGTCAATAATTAACTTATCACGCATATATTTTGTAAAAAACTTCTTAAGGACAAAATTAGTAAGACTCTTTAACTTACTATAATCACTCTTAGAAACATACTTAGCATTATGAAACTTAATCATGAATACCTCCAATAACTAATATTAGTATGTTCAGTTATTAAAATCAATAAGATTATCTAGTGAAGGATATATTTTTATAAGTTCGTTCCAGCATTCTAATGCTATAAGTTGATGTTCTTTCTGGGTACCATTTGCACATCTTAACTGACAATAATGTATCCAAGAACGCACAGAACCAGCCATATAGAGACGACTAACAGTAAGTCCTTCTGGGAGTACTGCTCTTGCTTGTTCTTTTGCAATTCCGTTATCGATTGCCCATT